GCCGAACTTGCCCGGCAGGGCCGACCCGTTGGCGGTGGAAGTCTGGTTCCGCACCTGCGGATCGACGCCGGCCCATGTCGAGCCGGAGTCCAGCGACACGCGGAGGATCGGCCCCGCCGTGGCGTCGGCCTCGACGGCGATCTGCACCATGGCTTTCCCGCCGCTCTGGTCGCTGCTGGGGGTGCCCGAAACCGTGCCAAGCCAGATAGGAGTACCGTCGCTGTCAAGGATGATTCCTTCGGTTCGCCGGATGTCGTCGCTCATGCTCCGTCTCCCTTCGCGATCTGATCGAGTCTGTCATTGACGCGCCGCCAGGACTGCTCTGCCTCGCGCTCTGCGCGTCGGCGGTCCATTCCGGTCCCGACCAGCCGTTCCACGACCGCCGCCCGCACAGTCATACCCGTCTCGGGTCGATCCGTGCCAAGCGCGCGGCGGATGTTCTGGTCGCGATTCATCAGTCGTCAGTCTCCACGCCAACCGCGCGCGAGCCAGACGGAGTGGCAGTCTCCGCGCACGCCTCGATCTCAGCGTCGATGATCTTGACGCGCTCCAGGGCTGCCTTCGCGGCCACCTTGTAGCTCGGCACTGTCTGCGCCCTGTCCGCGGCCTTCTCTGACTCCGCGCGCGCCTCGTCGCGCAGTCGCTCCAGGACGTACAACCGCGGAGGCTGGATGATTCGGCTCTCCCGCAGCCAGTCCAGGTACTCGTCGCGCAGCGCCTCGTCGCATCGCCGAACCGCCGAGCCCGGAAAGGTCTGCTCCCAATAGCAGAGCGTCACATCGGCTCGACCATCGGGACGGATGAGGTAGGAGCCCCGGTGCCCCTGCGATGGGGGAAGCGCCGTGGTAGGCAGGACGGTCCACCCGCGCTCCTCCTTAGCCGCCTTCGCCCGACCAACGCGGATTCCCTTCCCACCCCTGCCCTCCTCGACGTTGGACACGCCCGACCGCAGGACCATCCGACCCAGCAGAGGCCGCACCTTCCCGTTGACCACGCCCCACCGCGCCGGATGCGCCATCAGCAGAAACGGTGCCGACGCTGCGACGGTCGTGACACGAGCCGTCTCGCTCTGGTCGATCTCGGGGGTGAACGCGGAGTCTGCCATCTGTCCTCCATGCAGCGGGCGACCGAGTGCGTCCCGGTCGCCCGCGCATCCTACACGTCAGGGGGAGTCGGTGCGAAGCTCGACCCCGGCGAGGTCGAGCAGTTCCACGACGCCCATGTAGACGTGGCTCACGTAGCCGGTGGTGTCGGCCAAGGCGTTCCGGCTGCGCTCAAAGAGGATCTTCCCGCCGAGCACCACCTGATCCGCCGTGAGGTCGAGGACGGAGGGAGACGCCCAGCCGTAGACGACGGCGCCGCGGCCGAAAATCCCGCCGTGCACGTCCGTAGCGTCGTCGGTGATGTGCGTGCTCGTGAACACGTCCACCCCGGCAAACTGTCCCTGAGCGCCGATCCCCTTCATCGCGTCGATCATCGCTTGCGATCCGCCGTTCCACTGGATTGCGCCGCCCGAAGCGGTCGCCACGTCGCTGCGGATGTCGGCCCACTGCTGCGGGTGCAGGATGCCCAGCAACGGGCCCTGGACCTTCGCCAACTCCAGCGCCGTAATGCAGTCAAGGAAGTTGGCGAAGCTCGCATTTACGCCGCTCGTGCCCTTCACGGTCGAGAATCCGTCCATCAGAGCGGCGACCAGCGAAAGCAGCGTGGCCGAGGCAGAGGCGACCGCGTCCATCGCGAGCGCCTGGAGGCCGAGCGTGCCGGTGCCCTCCACGATCCGCGCCAAGCTGGACTGCGTGTAGACCTTGCCGTACTTCCCGATGGTCAGGTTCACCGAACTGTCGGTGAGCGCCGTGTTGCTGATCGAGTTGGCCTCCGCGGTCGAGGCCAAAAGGTCGTGACCCATCAGGCCGACCGTGGACACCTGGATGCTAGCCGAACCCCTGCCCTGGAGGTTCGGAGCCTCGATGAGCGCGGGATGATTCGGCAGGGCACCGCGATCCGCGAGGGTCAACTCGACGATGCCGGACAAAGCCTCGGACGCGAGGATGTCGCCGAGGCTGGTAGTAAGAATCTCGTTCGCCATGTCGAATCTCCTACCGCTTCAAGCGGTTACTGGTTGCCCTGCGGAGATTCGCCCGATATCGCTCGGCGGCGGCGGACGCTAGGGTGCCCCTATTCAGCACAAGCCGCCGTGCGTTGTCAAGTCATTCCCACCAGCCGCTTGAACGCGGACCAGTCGCCCGTGCGATGGGCTTCCATGCGTGCGGTTCGGATGGCCGTCTCGTCGGCCCTGCCCGCTGCGCTCGGAGGCTGCGCCTGCGGCTGGCCCGGCTTCGGCTGGGCCTTCGCGGGAGCCGCTGCGGGCTGCTGCTGGGCAAGGTACGGGGCCAGGGGCTTCGGCACCGTCGCGCCCTCGGCCTTGAGTCCCGCGATCCACTCGCTCATCGTCGGGCGCTTGTCGGCGGGGAGGCGACCGTAAAGCGTCCGCGCCACGTCGATCCCGTCGTCGTCGTCCACCCCGGCCTTCCACAGCGCCGACCTTTCCTCCCACTCCTGGCGCCCGCTGGCAAGGGCTGCCTCGGCGTCCGTCGCGCGCTTCGTCGCGGCGTCGAGCTTCGCCTGGAGGTCGGCGGTCCCGGCCACCTGGGAGCGCAGGGCCTTCCGCTCGGCCACGACGGCGGCGAACCGTTCGTAGGGGACCGGCTGCTTGGCCGCCGCCTCGGGCGTATCGTCCCCGCCGCCGCCGCCGCCGCCCGCTCCCGCTCCCGCTGGTTCCTCACCGTCAATCATGCCGTGCTCCCCTCTGCGTCGATTGCTGCCAGGGCGGCGGCCCCTTCCTGCTGCGTCGCCCCGGGGTGCAGCCGGAGCCACGCCTCGAGGCGACCCATCAGGCCCGCGCCCCGGAGTGCAATGACCTCATCAATGGCCGCGCGCCGCTCGGCTGGCGACTGTGGCAGCCCCTGGTAGATGACTTCGACGGGCCCGACCTCGCGACCGAGCAGAGCGGCGGCGATCTGGATGGTGCGGGCGTCGGACCTCGCGAATACGGGGGCATAGCTCGCCTGCGCCTCGCGGATCGCATCCCTCGCGACCGCCAAAGAATAGCCGCTTCGGATGTCAGAGTTCTGACGAGTCACGTCGAGGCGCAGGCCCGCCGACTCGACCAGGCGCTCCTCGTAGGCGCGGATCGCGCTGATGAGCGTCATCGGGTCAATGGGCGGGTTCCATTGGCCGACCTGCGGCTGGGTGCCGTCCTGGGCGGCCAGCATCAGCACCGTCGCGGGGTCGGACTCGACCTGGGTGCGGGGACCGTTCGCGTCTCCCTCGACGCCGAGGCCCATGACATCGACGCCGACCGCGTACCGCTGCGCCCACGCGGCGTTCTTCACCGCATGACCGAAGTAGGTGAGCAGCACGCCGAGGGTGAGGGAGCCCTCCACGATCTCGCAGCCCGTCCACGGATCCCACAGCCGAGCCGTCTCCGCGGCGTGGTAGAGGACGACCGGGACGACGGGAACTCCCTGGATGCGGCAGGGGTAGGCGTCGCCGTCGAAGCGACCGCCGAGCACTTCCTCGCTCACGTCCGTCCCGTCCTTGTCCGTGGCGTAGTGCATTGCGTTCCGCGCGTCCCAGGTCACGCGGACCCAGCAGTCACCGTGCCACCGCGTCTCCGTCAGGACGACCGCCTGCGAGGGGTTCCCGGCGTCGGCCTCGGCTTCAATGAGGTCGGGAAAAACCGGGGTGAACACGGGGCGACCTTCGACCGCCTCGATGCGAAGGCCCATCTCGCGGAGGCCCAGGGTGTCGCGCTGGACGCGCTGCATCAGCGACCAGAGCCCGGCCTGGGTGCAGGCGAGGGCCACTTCGTCGGCGCCAGCGACGATGGGCGCAGCGGCGTAGAGGCGCGCTGCCTGCTCCCACAACGAGAGGTAGGGGTTGGCCGAAAGGTCCACCGTGCCCCACGCCTGCTGACGCTCGCTTCCCACGGCTCGCCGCACGGCGTCAGCGATGTCGGTGCGGTGCTCGGAGTAGAGAAGGCGCCGACGCTTGCGCGTGTGGTCCCACCTCGTGACGGTCGCGAGGTCGCGCGGGGCAGGGGGAAGCGCCGTCATGTCCAGCATCGTTGGCACGGTACTCCTCACCGGACCCGAATGGCAACGGCAGACATGCGCTTGCCGTGGATCCAGGGGCGCAGCCCGTAGCGCAGCGCGTCGATCCGGTCCTTCGCCGGGTGCATCCGCCCGTAGTCCCAGGTCGCCAGAGCGTCGGCCAGGAGGACGCAACGGGGGTGGACGAGGAGAGCGCCCTCCGCGATCTGCTCGTAGAGGTAGCGGCAGCCCGCGTCCATCACCGCCGCCGAGGCGCCGCCCTCCTTCGCGTTCTGGATGCGCGGCGACAAGGCGTTGAACGAGACGCCGAGTTCGCGGGCGACGTAGCGCATCGTCTCCAGGTTCGACCGCTCGACCCACCGGGAAGCCACCGGGTTGTCCCCGTGGACGGCGTGGAGGTCCGTCCACCGGAGCCCGTGACGCTGGAGCATCGTCACCAGGGCGGCGGCAAACTGCGCGTTGCTCGACGCGCCAGGCTGGACGACCTCATCGACCACGAGGACGGCCTGCCGCTCGCGACCCTTCGCCGTCGTCTCCTGCACCTGACACAGCATGGCGGTCTGCCCGTACTCGCGATCCGCCGCGGCGTAGTCGATGCCGAGGACCCACCGGATCGGCGCCCGGGAACCCTGCGGCTTGTCCGCGTCCCGGGGACGGTTCGGGTCGAGCCGCGCGGCGGCGATGGTCCGCTTCGGGTCGAAGCAGCGGAAAAACACGCCGTCCGGCCGAGTCTCCCACTCCCCGTCGAGGACCACCCCGGCATAGGCCGCGGGGGTCGTCCGCCACTGACTCGCGATCCACGCCTCGTCCATCGGGGTCCCGTCGAGGAGGCGCAGCGGGGTCGTCTCGCCCTCGGGCGTGAGGTTCGCCACGGTCAAGGTCGCGTGGACCTCCTGCACGGCGCCCGCGGCCACGAGGTCCCGCAGCCAGGCACAGTCCCGGTTGGCGGGGGTCAGGCTCAGGCACATCGTCCCGCCGCTTCGGGTGAGGCGCCGGTCGAGTTCGCGGTAGATGTCGATGTCGGTCGGCTCGTCTACGAGGACGTAATCGATGGTGGCGCCCTGCAACGCCTCGGGTCCCTGGTTGGTCGTGCGAAAGCGGACGATGCTCCCGCAGCGGAAGATGACGGCTGGGTTGTCCTTCCCGTAGCCGTTCCTGATCGAGAAGTTCGATGACGCCTTTGGGTCGAGGAGTTCGGCGGGGCACAGCTCGGCAAACTTCCGCATGATGGCGACGGACTGCGACCAGCTCGTGCAGACCACCCACGCCTCGATGGGCGGCGGATGCGTCGGGTAGTGGGGGTGGGCCCCGATGCAGCGCCAGATCACCTCGGCCAGCGAAGCGGTGGTCTTGCCGATCTGGTTGCCCGCTCGCAGCAGCTTCCTTCGCGCCGGCAGCCGGTGGATCGCCGCTTGCGGGGGCGTCCACGTCATCCAGCGAAGGGGGTCGCGCTCTATTCGCTCCAGCAAAGCCCGCGCTCGGCGGACGGCTGCGAGGAGTGCCCGATCAGGCACCGACGACGCGGAGGCGTTCGGGGAGCTTCGCGGTAATCTCCGCGAGTTCCCGCGCCAAGTCCTCATCAGTGCGCGCGTCCTGCTCGCGGTCGCGGACGGCCCTCACGTCCAGGGCCTGCTCACAGGCGAGCTTGTGCAGCCCGACCGTCGCTGTCCACGCCTCGGCTTCTTCGGCCTTGCGAAGCAGCCTTGCCGTCTCGCGGAGGAGGCCGAGGCGGGAATCGACCGGGGAGTCTGCTCGAGCGGCGGCGACGTAAACCGCCCTGGGCCGCGTCGGCTCGGGCTCGTCGGGCTCGACCCGGAGGCGCGGCGGCCGACCTCCCTTCGCGCCGTTCTTCCTCGATGCGTTCGCCTGTGCTCTTGCTGCCATGCGCCCTCCGAGATTTACGCCGTCGAGGCGGTGCGCGGCGTCAGCGTAACCCGGAAGTTCCAGGTTGCGCGCACGAAGCCGGACAAAAAGCCAC